GGGTTGGAGATTAACTCCATATGAAGATAGATTGATTGTTAATTGGCCAGATCCGCAAGGTAGATTATTTAAAAATGTATCTTATATCGAATGGAAACGAAGATTGCATGAAAAAGTTGAAGGTGCAAAGACATATGTACATCTACCATATGTATATGAATTATCCTTACATCATAACAAAACAATAGAAAGACAAATAGAAACAAATATTAAGTATAATAAATTATTTACTGAAGAAGAAAATAAAGGATTTAAAGTATGACATATAAAAATTTAAATTGGAAGTTAAATGAATTAAGTTTTAATGTATTTGATAAATTAAAAATTTGTAAATTCATTTTGTTTGATAGTTTTTGGACAATGAACAAAAATGTATTGAAATTTGAAAACAAAATGACCGAATACATTGGAACAAAATATTCAGTATTTGTTTCTAGCGGATCTACGGCAAATACTATTTTAGCATACTATTTAAAAGACAATTTCTATACACAAAAGAAAAATACAATTGTATTTCCTTCTACAACATGGACCACATCTATTAGTCCATTTATAAGAGAAGGTTTCAAACCAAAATTCATAGATATTTCTTTGGAAAATTATTGTATGGATTTAGATCTTCTAGAAGAATATCTAAAAAAAGAATCGAATAAGACTGCTTGTGTATTCATTACAAGTTTATTGGGATTTACTGTTGATATCAATAAATTGATAGAACTTTCTAATAAATATAATGTAAAAATCATGATGGATAATTGTGAAAATACATATGGAAAATATAATGATCGCAATGTATCTTCATATTTTACATCAACAACAAGTACATATTTTGGTCACCAATTACAAAGTGTTGAAGGTGGGTTTATATTTACAAACGATTATCATGAATATGAACAATTTTTGATGTATCGTAATCATGGAATGACTAGAAGTGTGAAAGAAAAAGAAAAGTACGAAAATAAAAATGTCAACCCTCAATTTGATTTTTATTTACTTGGTAATAATTTCAGAAATAGTGATATTCATGCTTTTATTGGATTGCAAGACTTTAAACGAATTGAAAAATCTACAAATAAAAGAATAGAATTATTCAATTATTTCAAATCAAATGTAAATTCAAGTATTGTACACTTACCAATTCAAACAAAAAATTCTACTGATGTTGCATTTTCTATTCCGTTGGTTTTTAAAAATGTACAACATAAAAAAATCATAATCGAATTTTGTAAAAATTCTAACATCGAAACTAGACCTATTATTTCAGGAAATTTATTAAAACAAACTTGTTATAGTCATTTTGATGATTATACAAAATTTAAAAATAGTGAATATATTGATATACACGGTTTTTATGTAGGATTGCATTCTAAATTAAAACTTGAACATTTAAAACTATTGATAGAAGAAATAAATAAATTAAGCGTATGAATATATCGGATAAAATTTTTGTTGTAGGTCACCGTGGAATGGTCGGATCATCTATTGTAAGATTATTGAAAAGATTGGGTTATACTAATATTTTAACTGTACCAAGGACAGAATTAGATTTAACTAATCAACACGCAGTAAATAATTGGTTTGAAAAAAATAAACCAGATTATGTATTTTTATCCGCTGCCAAAGTAGGTGGAATAGGAGCAAATAAAGCATATCCAGCCGAATTTTTGTATGATAACATTTCTATCCAAACAAACGTTATTCATGCGAGTTATATAAATAAAGTTAAAAAATTATTGTTCTTGGGAAGTTCTTGTATTTATCCAAAAGAAAATCCACTTCCTATTGAAGAAAACAGAATATTAAGTGGTCCACTTGAACCTACCAATGAGGCATATTCATTGGCTAAAATCACTGGATTAAAAATGTGTGAGTATTATTATACACAATATGGATGTAACTTTATCTCTGTAATGCCATGTAATCTGTATGGTCCTAATGATTGTTTTGATTTAGAAAAATGTCATGTAATACCCGCATTACTTACAAAGTTTCATAATGCTAAACACGAAAAAGAAACAAAAATTACTGTATGGGGAACTGGAATAGCTAGAAGAGAATTCTTATATGTTGATGATTTAACAGAAGCTTTATATTTAGTAATGCAATCATATAACAAGAAAGAATTTATCAATATTGGTTCAAGTTATGAAGTAACAATGAAAGAATTATTTAATGTTATTTCGGATGTTGTTGAATACAAAGGTGAAATTGTATTTGATGTCACTAAACCAGATGGTACTATCTCAAAATTGATTGACAGTACCAATATTAATCAATTAGGTTGGAAACCAAATACTAATTTAAAAGATGGTCTTAAAAATACATATAACTGGTATATTTCAAATTTAAAATAAAATGAACTTTTTTATATCGCATCAAGAAGAATCGTATGTCCGTAATATTTTCAAACAATATATTAATTCAAATGTATCTTTATTCATGGATAGAAAACCAAGCCATGAAGAATTATCATTGAATCCTATTAATGTAATTGTTGTTAACGAACCAAATGAATACTTTGGTTTACATGATTGGACAATTCAAAATAAAAATCTATTCACATATATTTTAACTTGGAATTATAGAATATTAAATAATTGTTCAAATGCGCATTATATTCCATTTGGAGATTCATGGTTTTTACCAGAACAATATAATGTTGACAGAGATAAAATATTCAAAATATCCCATTTATGTGGCAAATTAAAACTTTCCTATGGACATATTATGAGACATGAACTTCTTGCAAGACAAAATGAAATAAAAATGCCAAAAGATTTTTATTATACTATAGGAGATAGATATGATATATCAAATGCACGAATTGGAAAGGAACAAGTATTTGGCGAATCTGCATTTGGTATATGCATTGAAAACTTTTCTAATAAAGGATGGTTTACCGAAAAAATATTAGATTGTTTTTTGATGAGAACTATTCCTGTTTATTGGGGATGTTCAGATATCCATGAGTTTTTCGATCAAAATGGTATAATAAAATTTGAAAATGTTGATGATTGTATCGTTAAATTGAATCAATTGACTCCTGAATACTATGCAGATAGACTAGAAATTATAGAAAAAAACTATGAATTAGCAAAAAATTATTTAGGATTTGTTCAAAGAATTTGTAATAAAATGGTCGAATTAAACACCTTCAATAATTAAATTGACATTGAAAAACTTATAATGTATTATAATTGAATATGACTAATATTCTCAAGAATGTAGAAGATTTTATAAAAGAAAAACACGCATCTAAAAAATGGGAAGCTGGAAAGGATTGGGTGCAATATGCAGGACCATTCTTTGATGATAAAGAATATACAGCTGCAATAAAATCCTTATTGAATGAATGGTTAGTGTTGGGACAAGATGCAATTACTTTTGAGAATTTATTTCCAAAACAATTTAATAAAGAATATGGTATTCTTACAAACAGTGGTAGTAGTTCTAATTTATTGATGATGTTAGCAATGACATCCAAAAGATTATATAATCTTCCAAAAGCAACCAAAGTAATTACTCCAATTGCAGGATTTCCTACTACTTTGAATCCTATTTTTCAAGTAGGATTTGAACCAGTATTTGTTGATATTGATTTAGATACATTGAATCTAAACTTAGATCAAGTCGAAGAACAAGCAAAAAAAGGTGCAAAAATCATTACATTTGCACATGTTTTAGGAAACCCTCCTAATATGAATCGTTTGATGGAAATAATTAAACAATATAATTTAATTCTATTAGAAGACTGTTGTGATGCTCTTGGATCATTATATGATGGCAAACCACTTGGTAGTTTTGGAGAATTAGCAAGTTGTAGTTTCTATCCTGCACATCATATGACTATGGGTGAAGGAGGATTTGTTGCGTGTAATACTAAGATTCAAGAAATAGTAACTCGCAGTTTCCGTGAATGGGGTCGTGGATGTTATTGCGTTGGTAAAAAAGCTAATCTATTAAAAAATGGTAGTTGTGGCAATAGATTCTCTAATTGGTTGCCAGAACTTCCAGATGAAATCTTTGATCACAAATATGTTTATGATGAAATCGGTTATAATTTGAAACCAATTGAGTTACAGGCATCGATTGGACTTGAACAAATAAAGAAATTGCCTGAAATCCATCGTAGACGAAAAGAAAATCATTCTAGATTGGTAAACATTTTCAAACCATATGAAGAATTTTTCATTCTACCAAAAGCTACTAATCTTTCAGATCCTAGTTGGTTTGCGTTTGCAATAACAATCAAAGACAATTCTAAATTTAAAAGAATGGATATAGTTGATTACTTAGAATCAAACAAAATTCAAACCAGACCATATTTTGCAGGTAATATTATGTTGCAACCAGCATATAATGGATTGATTGATAAAAATGAAGTAATTACAAAATATCCAAATGCAAGAAAGATTACTACTGATACATTCTTCCTTGGTACTAGTCCAGTAATTACATCTATACAATTAAATTATGTTGAAACAATAATTCAAAACTTTTTTAAAAAAATTTAATGACAAATTGAATTAGTATATAATACATATGACAAAAATAGTTTATATTACAGGATGTTTAGGTTTCATAGGATCATATGTTACCAGAGAATGTTTAAATAAAGGGTGGTATGTAAAAGGAATTGATAAAATCACTTATGCAGCACAACCTAACTTACTCAAAGAGTTTAATGAATATAAAAATTTTAGTTTTGAACAAAAAGATATATGTGATTTAGATAGATTAATTGAATGCGATTACTTTATTAATACTGCAGCAGAATCTCATGTTGATAATTCAATAAGAAGTAGCAAAGAATTTATACATTCAAATATTGACGGCGTATATAATATTTTGGAATTGTTAAAACAACATAGTAAAAAAGAAGGAGGTGTTTGTCCTATATTATTACATTTTAGTACGGATGAAGTATATGGTGATATAGATACAGGAGAACACATTGAAACGGATATACTAAAACCTAGCAATCCATATTCAGCTACAAAAGCAGCAGCAGATCAATTAATATTAGCATGGTCAAGAACTTATAATATTCCATATGTAATTGTAAGACCTACAAATAATTATGGTATTGGACAATATGTAGAAAAATTAATACCAAAAACTTGCAAATTCTTAACTATCGGTAGAAAAATTCCATTACATAATAGTGGCACTCCAATTAGAAATTGGCTACATGCAAATGATACTGCAAAAGGTGTAATAAAAATAATCGAATCTGAAATTAAAAATGACATTTTTAATATTGCGGGAGGATTCGAACAATCTAATATTGTTACAGTAGAAAAAATAATCGAAAATTATATGGGTCATTTACCCGATAATTATAAAGAAAAATATTTAGATTTTTCTTTTCAAAGACCAGGACAGGATGTTAGATATGCTTTAAATGATTCTAAATTAAGAAATCTGGGGTGGGTTCCTCAATGTCAATTTGATGAAGAATTAAAGAAAATAGTACAATTTTACAAAAACAATTTTATATGGTAAAATACACTTGTGAAGATAAAAATTTAATAAAAAGAGTAGTTGATATATCATATAAAAAAAAGATAGGTCATCTTGGAAGTTATTTCTCATGTTTAGGTATACTTGATAAAATATTTTCCATAAAAGAAAAAGATGACATCGTAATACTTTCAAGCGGACACGCAGCATTAGCATTATATTGTGTAATAGAAAAATATTTAAACATTGATGCAGAAATGTTATTTGACAAACATGGAGGACATCCACATTTAGATGAAAAAAATCATATATATTGTTCTACAGGAAGTTTAGGGATGGGAATTACTGTATCAATTGGAAGAGCATTAGCAAATAAAAATAGAACGGTTCATTGTATAATAAGCGATGGAGAATGTGCGGAAGGATCTGTTTGGGAATCTTTAAGATTTATACAAGAAGAAAAAATTGATAATATTAAAATTTATTGTAATATTAATGGATATTGTGCATATGATAAAATTGACGAGGAATATTTAATTGCAAGGTTAAAAACATTTTATCCAGACATCAACCTTTGTAAAACGAATGTAGAACAATTTCCGTTTTTAAAAGGATTAAACGCACATTATCATGTAATGAAAGAAAATGATTATAATTTAGCAATAGAAATCTTAAAATGAGAAAAACTTTTAGTAAAATACTACACGAATTAATGGAAAAAGATGAAAATATCATCTTTATTACAGCCGATTTAGGATATGGATTATGGGATACTGTAAGATCATCCTTTCCAGATAGATCCTATAATGTATTATCATCTGAACAACTTATGTTGGGAATGGCAACAGGATTTGCATTAGAAGGAAAAATTTCAATATGTTATTCTATTACACCGTTTGTATTATATAGACCATTTGAATTTGTCAGAAATTATCTAGATCATGAAAAAATTCCGGTAAAATTAGTAGGAGGTGGTAGAGATAAAGATTATGGATATTTAGGATTTAGTCATTGGGCAGATGACGATTTAAAAATATACAGCTGTTTTGAAAATATAGTAAAATATAAACCGACGGATGAAAATGAATTAAAAAATATTTATCATGACTTTATTTACAATAATAAACCTTCTTATTTAAATTTAATAAAATGAATATATTAATTACAGGTGGCAACGGATTCTTAGGATCAAGTATAACGAAAAAATTAATTGATAAAAATCATCGTGTATTAATCACATCAAAAAACGATGACAATATTCAATTTTTACATAATAAATATAAATTTATTTCATCTTATATGGACACAATCCACGATCATATAGATGAAATAGAAAATTTTTTACCAGATGTAATACTATTATTTGGATGGAATGGTGCAAATAGTTACAAAGATATAAATAGTATGGATCAGTTTTACAAAAACATACCAGACCATATTAAATTTTTAACTTCAATAAGCAAGTTTAAACACAAACCAAAAATTATAGGAGTTGGAAGTTTTGCAGAATACGGTAATTATAACACGCCAATTACAGAAGAATATTTCGAAAAACCAATTAGTTTATATGGAATATCAAAACATGTATTTAAACAATATAGCGAATTATATTGTAAACAAAATGATATAAATTGGAAATGGATACGTCCCTGTTATACATACGGGCCTAATGATGTATCAACGAGATTAATTCCTACTTTGATAAACAAATTATTAAAAAACGAAACTGTTCATTTAAATGAATGTAATGCAATTTCAGATTATCTTTATATTGATGATTTTGTAAATTTTTTATATAGTTTGATATTATCAGATGAACAAGGAATTTATAATATGTGTTCCGGCAATCAATATATAATAAAAAATATTGTCGAAACAATATATCGATTAACAAATAGTAAATCGGAAATTATATTTGATAAAAATTTGAACCGAAAAGACAATTGTAATTTTCTGTGTGGAGACAATACAAAAATAAAAAAATTATCAAACACATATAAATTGATAGATATTGAAGAAGGATTGTCCAGAACAATAGAATTTTATGAAAGACAAAACAACATTAAAAGATGAAAAATGGGTATGGCCTATAATAGATGAAAATGCCTGGAAAGGTCAAAACGAATTTAAAGATTTATCTAATCATATATTACCATATATTAAAAATAAAAATATTATGGTTCAAGCGGGAGGAAATTGTGGGTATTTATTAAGTACATTCGTATCCCATTTTAATGTAATTTATACATTCGAACCTGATCCTGTAAATTTTTATTGTTTAAATCAAAATGTAGTTTCGACAAATGTAATAAAAATGCAATGTTGTCTAGGGAATAATTCAAATACAGTAAATGTATCACAGTTAATTCGACCTGAAAGATTACATGATATCGGAGGAGTTCATGTTGCTGGTTCGGGTTTTATTCCTACAATAATATTAGACAATTTAAATTTAACAGACTGTAATTTAATACAATTAGATGTCGAAGGATATGAATTTAATGCATTGTTAGGAGCGATAGAAACAATAAAAAAATTCAAACCAGTTTTATGTATTGAATTTTGTGAAAAATGGCTAAATAGGTATAATACCAATAGCGAAAACATTTATAATTTATTAAATAAACTAAATTATAAGTTAGCGGCAACACATGGAGTAGATAAAATTTTTATACCAAATGAATTATAAAATAATATGTCATCTAATGCCTTGGGAATTGGATTATGCAATATTATCTTTTACGCAATTAAAGAAATCTAAATATCATTTGAATAAAGATGATAATGTATATGTAGATGTTACATTGAACTTATCAAGTTATATATTTGATTGGAATTCTACGAAAATTCCAAAAGATTTTTTTATAGACAAGTTCAATTCATTACAACCATTATTAAATGATTATAAATGTAATTTTAAAATATACGATGGAAATGAATTATATGGGTCATTAGACACAATGAAAGAATCAACTGAAAATTACATTGACCATTATATGACATTAAATCCCGATATGTATTTTTCAGAACATTTATTGTACATTAATATAGAATTTTCTAAAAAAATAAAAAATAAATTTTTTGTAATTTCTTCTCAAATTCCTAAATTGTGGGATTATACATGGGATATTATATCAAATTCAAATTACAGTCATATACCATATAAAGATCACAAAAAAATCGATGTATATGATGTTCGTAATTATATGAAAACTAATAATCTGGAGATTAAATTATATCCCATTAATACTTTTAAATTTGCAGGTTGGATGGATTTATTTAATAAAGAAATGTGGGAAAATTTTATGATAAAAAAAGAATGGAATGGTTACGGTGGATGCGATTTTTATGCAATGTTACTATCTAATTTTGCAAAAAATAATGGTGTGGATATTCAACAGTATATAATAGAAAACCAGATTACAACCGAATATAATTTTGGTTCAATGTGCAATACAGGTTATACTCAATATTATAAGAAGTTTTTAAAATTGAAAGAAATACCAAATCAAAGAGAATCGTTCGATTCTAAAATGAATGAATATTTAAATTCTGGAATTAAAAATTTAATTGATAAAAAAATTATTAATATATGAACGATTATGTAATAGTTACTGCAATTGAACAAGAATTTCCATTTAAAAATGAATTTAATATTCTTTATACAGGTGTAGGCAAAATAAATGCTACTATTTCATTGCTAAATTATTTAAATAACAACTTAAATATTAAAACGGTTATAAATGTCGGAACTGCAGGTGGAGTAACTGTTAATAAACATGAAGTATATGAATGTGGAAATTATATTGAAGGAGACATGGTGTATCCATTATATGAACAGGAAACTTTAGAATTTTATCATAATAAATATACTTTATCTACATTTGATTCGTTTCAAAAATCAATGCCAAATAGAAATTGTGATTTGGTAGATATGGAAGGATTTGCTTTTGCTAAAATATGTAAATTAAATAAATTAAATTTCTTTTGTTTTAAATATGTATCAGATATATTAGGAGAAAGTCAACAAGATGTTGATTGGATTGAAAATTATCAAAAAGGTAGATTTTTACTAAAAGAAAGCGTTATAAAATTATCATGAATAATGTACTTATTACAGGTGGAGCAGGTTATATTGGTTCTATTCTCACTGAAAAACTTTTACAAAACGGATATACTGTCACAGTATTAGATAGTTTAATTTATAATCAATTATCTCTTCTTGGTTTTTGTCATAACAAACAATTTAAATTTGTACATGGCGATGTAAGAAATGAAACTCTTCTTAAAGATTTAGTCGATGAATCAGATATTATAATTCCATTAGCTGCAATCGTTGGAATGCCTGCTTGTAAATCATATCCTCAAGTAGCAATTGATGTAAATTATAAACATATCGTAAATGTTTTAAAATTTGCAGGTAAGAATAAGAAAATTATTCTTCCAAATACAAATAGCCAGTACGGATCTTCTGCTGAAATTATTACTGAAGAAAGTCCATTTAAACCATTATCCTTATACGCAGAAACAAAATGTGACGCTGAAAAAGCATTATTGGATAACCAAAATGGTATCGCATTGAGATTAGCAACAGTATTTGGTCTGTCGTATAGAATGAGAATGGATTTGTTAGTAAACGATTTAACATACAAAGCTATTACCGATGGTTATTTAGTTTTATTTGAATCTCATTTTATTAGAAATTACATTCATATTCGTGATATTGCTAATACATTCATTTTTATGATTGAAAATTACGATAAATGTAACGGAAATGCATATAATGTAGGATTATCATCTGCAAACTGTAACAAATTACAACTTGCAGAAAAAATTAAAGAATATGTACCTGAACTGGTCATAGTTAAAAATGAATTCAAAAAAGATTTTGATCAAAGAAATTACATGGTATCTAATAAAAAATTAGAATCACTTGGTTGGACTCCGAAATATTCATTGGATGATGGTATAAAAGAACTCTTACAAGGTTATAAGTTAATTAATAAATTTAAAAATAAAGATTTTACAAATCTATAATAAAACATTAATTAGTAAAACTCACATTAAAATATATGATTGATGTATTATTTATTTCTCCTGGGAATTCTACTGGAATTTATCAAGAATTATCGGACACATATTCTGCAATAGAACCACCTACATGGGCGCTTTTATTAGCACAATCATGTAGATCCGATGGAAACAAAGTAGATATCCTAGACATTAATGCTGAACGATTAGATAAAGATTCCGTCATTGATAGGATCAAAGCATTAAACCCTAGACTTTTATGTTTTGTTGTATATGGACAAAATGTAAATGCAGGAACAGTAAATATGTCAGGAGCCACTTTTATGTCTAAGTACATAAAAGAAAAAGGGATTTCTATCCCAATTGCATTTGCAGGATCATATATTCAAGCATTACCTATTAAAACATTAAAAGATGAATGTTCTATTGATTTTGGATTCACTAATGAAGGCGTATATGCATTAAGAAATTTATTGAAACAACCAAATTTCAATGATTTAAAATCGATAAATGGTATAGTTTGGAGAAACGGAACTGAAATCGTAATCAACCCTCCCGAAAAATTAGTTCCCAATAATAGAATGGATATAGATTTACCAGGATATGCATGGGATTTATTACCTTACAAAGAAAAACCATTAGATTTATATCGTTCTCCTATGTGGCATGCGGAATATACATTAGAAAATAGAACTCCTTATGCTGCTATTCAGACTTCTTTAGGATGTCAATTTTCTTGTAATTTTTGTATGATTAATATCTTAAATAGAAATGACAATGAAGAAATCGGTGTAGCCGGTAATTACAGTAACATGCGTTATTGGAGTCCACAGTTTATTATCAATGAATTCGATAAATTGATTGAACTTGGTGTATATACAATTAAAATCACCGATGAAATGTTTTTGTTAAATAAAAAATATTATGCACCTTTGTGTGAAATGTTACGAGACAGAGGTTACGGTGACAAATTGAGAATGTGGGCATATTCAAGAATTGATACAGTAAGAGATCCTGAATTGTTGAAATTAGTAAGATCCGCAGGTATTAAATGGTTAGCATTAGGAATTGAAAGTGCAGACAAATCAGTTAGATTAGAAGTTTCAAAAGGTAAATTTGAAGAAGTT